CCCTTCGCGCCGAGACCCTCAAGAATCACCTGGATACGGAAATTCCGCGTCGGAGTAAAGGTATTGAGAGCCTGAAGCGTCACATTGAACTGATAGAGAGATTCAATGTGTCTGAAGATGGGCAGACGATAGACATAGCCGAAACCGTTGTTGACCGCGGTTTCGTTCTGAATGATCGCTGTAGCCGCCGTTCCTGGAATGTAGGCCACGTTTCCGCTGTAGCCGCTCACGCCGTAGCGCGACGGGAACAGATAGAGCGGCCCCTCTTCAAAGGTCGTCTGGTTGTAGCTGAATTTGAGATAGATCGACTCAAAAGCCGCCTGAGCAAGGTTGGTAGCCTGGACATCATCAGAGGCTTTGAGCTGCGATCCGAGTCCGGGATTGTTGGCAAGACCGAGGTTATTACCGGTCTGCGAGGTCGTATCAACCTGACCAGAGACCAGCACACGGACCTGGATTGACGTAATCCATGCTTCCTGGCTGGCAGGCAGCTGACGCGACACACTCATATTGGTGTCAATTTTCGTCTTTGTATACTGCGTCGTTCCGTTCATCTCGGTCGTCTGCTGACCGACCGGAGTCGCAAAAAGCTCAAACTCGTTCGCGTTGAAAGCCGTCCCCGCCGTGACTCGCGCCACGTCGTACAAGCGAAGCCCGTAGAACGAAGCCAGACGAGCGCCGGGGTTGGCCTGAATGATCTGCTGGATCATTCCATACTGAGCCGGATCGACATGATCCAACGTTGATTTTGGAGCCACGCCCGCGAAGTTCACGCGGTTGGCAACTGGCATATATGACATCTGATATTCTCCGCCTGTGGCTATTGCACGCCCTCAGGCATTAGGGGCCGTGAGGCCATTACATTGACATGGCATGAGCTGACTGATCGTCAGCATACGCGCCATAAGGGACCATCCCAGGAGTCTGAATTCCAATTCCATTCATGCCGCTCGAATAAGCACGGTAGGGGTTGAGTCCGGGATAAGCAATCCCGATGCCCTTCACGCCCTGCGCCGCTGGAGCAGTCTCGGCCGGTCGAGGCAGGAAGACGCTCTGAGCCGTCGGAAGGATGAACGAGTTGATTACCTTCCCGCCCGCAACGGCCATGCCGCCCAGGGTGATATCCTGCGAGAATCGCGAGAGCGGGCCGATCTTGTTAGCCAGCATTCCGAGCAGGTAGGCAACGCCCGCGGTTCGAGCAGCATCCGCCAGAGCGCCAGGACCGCCGATTGACGGGACCATGGTTGTGACGAACTGGGTCAGAGCGCCGCCACCCGCGAGGGTGAGACCCTTCGTCAGCAGGCCAAAGCCGCCGCCAGGGTTGCGACGCCGCGCGCGCCGATGCATGACGCTGCGACGCCGTTTCGGAGCCGTCGAAGCTGAATATGGGTTATGTCGCCGGGTCCGCTTGACCCGGCTGGATGACTTGCGCTTACGCATTGATTTTCCTCCAGTAGGATTGACGATCAGCAGGGAAGCCGGTCCCGGATTGATCAGTTTGACTGTTTTGGCCATTATCGACCCTCCATCATTCCCGCGCGGGAATGTCAATTGTGAATGCCGTCCGCTTCGATGTGGTATGCTCCGCCGTCGATGTGCATTAAGCCCTCTTCATCAATGCGAAGCGTTGGACGCTCTCCGGTCTCCTCTCCCAGCTCGTGAAAGTAAATTGCCGGGGTAGGTTGTCCCAGGTGCGGTTTATCCGTCTCATATTCGACGCGAACGATCTCGCCACACTCTTCGCCCGCGGGGTTTGCCCTGTAGCGCCCGCCGACCACGTGAAGCCGTTGCTTGTGATCTGCTGCCAGAATCGGAGCAGCCGCGCCATTGAATTTCCATTTGCGCCCGTCGGCTGTCTCGATCAGACGAAGCGCGCCAAGTTTGGCGACATTTGCCGGAGTGCCAGTCGGAGCGCTCACCGAGTTTTGGCGCTTTGCACGTTTGCCGCTGAAGCGCTCAAATAGCTCTGTGGTTTTGCTTTTCGCTTTGCCAGGATTGCGCCGCGCACGTCCCACAATGCGAAGTGCACGGCCAGTAAAAGCATCTTGCAGCCGATGCCATTCACTTATCTCACGTGGAGACGCTTCGCCCGCCTCCACCAAATCACGGAGGAGGAGCGCGCGCGGGGAATCGATCGACCGCGCCGCACTAGTTAAACTGGCGGAACCCACGTAACGCCGGGTTCCGCGTCGGGGATTTTGACGATTCTTGGCCGCGCGACCTTGTGTGTACTTGGGGTTGATATATCTGCTATTACTCGGAACGTCCACCAACCATTCATCTGCATGTGTGTTCACGCCAGGCGGCTGTATGTTGGATGAAGAGCGCCATTGCTCGTCAGCTAAAATTAACTGCTTAACATCCCTTATTGCATAGTCTAAGGTAATCGCAACTTCTTCCGAAAGCTGATCCTTAGTGAGTTTATAACTATCAGTAGATTTTGGTAGCAAATATCTTAATTCACTAAACAGATTATTTTCCAAGTATCCCGTTGCATAACGTTCAGCGTACGCACCATTCCGCTTGTACAGCTCTTTGAGTAGTCGGTAAAGCTCATTTGCTTTAGTTGGTTGAAGTTTTAGCAACTTTAGAAACTGTTTTTTTTCTGTGACGGTCGGATTATGTTTTCGTCGACGCATGGATCTTCCCTTGTTAACCTAAACTTCAAAAGTGATGTAATGCCCTGTTTTAGTGTAAACCGTAGGGTTGCCATACTCGTCCAGGTCTGAGCCGTAATAGGCTGGCATGCTATGCAAGCCGGGGCCGTATTTCATCGCAACTAAAGTGTGTAGATTATGGCTGTCTCAACTTCCCCCCCTACTGGGCCGGTTACACTGTTTTTATACGAAAAAAACGGATGCCCGTCATACTCAATCACCGCCCCCGCGGGAAGCTTGGCAACATACGCCCGAACCGCTGTCTCCTCTTCGTCACTCAGCCCCGAATAGTCCCCGTACTCAATAGCAGGGATTGCCCAGGTCGGAATCAATGCTTCGTCCCACTCAGGGTTGTTGCGTCGAGCGTTTGATTTTACATACCGCGCTGGGTTTTCTTTATACCATGGCGGGCCGCTTATTGGAGTAGTCGCCGGAGCTTTATCACTCTCTGTTATCGTATAACCATCACTGATAATCCGCTCTTCAGCTGCGTCAAAATAGGATTCAGCAACATCAAGCATATTATGGTCAAACCTGCGATACACTCCCCCATAGTACACATAATAATCTGTTTGAGGATCATTCAATTGCACCACGCCCAGCGTTAAAACAATCCTATTTCCATCTTCTAATCGTTCAAATACCACCCTGCGCATTTGAAAAACTTCTCTAGGATTATGCACCTTTGCAACGTCTAGATGATCAATTTTTTCCGCGTGTATGTGAGTGCCATTTCTCCGCTTGCCGTTTGGCGTATACTTCATGGTCCCCAAGCTGGTATACAGCCCGGTATAGCTCTCAAAAATTGACCGCAATTGATCAGCATAGACGCCCTCAATCGCTTTGAGCGTTGTGAGCTTAAGACCGCGATATTTCGCAAATGTTACTGTGTACAAATCATCAGGAGTCAATTCAATCGTTACAAAATTTGCTCCGGATTTATTCTGTGGAATTTTAAATTGTAGCTTGTTTGAGCTGCCAACAAAGCTGCGACTCCCTGTCATCGTCGCAAACCGATTTCCGCCTAGTTGCGCGAAAATAATATCAGCCACCGCCGGATTCGTTTTTCTTTTTCGCGCCGTCTCTAACCGTTCCGCATGATACTGTCTCTGACGTTCAATGCGTTCACGCGCCGCAATATCTTCTCCGCCTCGCCCCAAATACATATCAGAGCTAACTTTTTCCGCAACATACTTGCCAGCACCATATTGCGCTTTCGCGCGCTTCACTGCTTCGACACTGGTAAAGCCGGGATAGATGCCAACTTCCACGCCATCGCGTGAAATCAGATAACGAGGATTTGATCGTCGAGCCATTTTCCGTTTCATTGATTTTATCTCCGCAAAAGAATCACCAGGCCAACCACGCCGAGCGCCGCCAATAACAAACCGCTGGTGGAGTCGACTCCAACCGCGCCGCCGATGGTCCCGCCAAGTTGATCGAGCACGTTGACCCCTGTCGAGCTGCGTGGCGCTGGGGTTGTCGTTATGGCCGTTGTCCCGCTGGCCGGGTCATATGTCTCCGCCGTAAATGTCACGCTGGCATAATTCAGCTTTGAATAAAGCCCGGAGAGGACCGACAACACCGCATCTTTCAAGTGTTGATCAGACCCATACTCACGCCCGGAGTAGGATTCAACTACAATGAACGGATTGACCACGCCCGCGAGTTGATAGACCTTGACCAGACCGCTGACATATCCGGAGCGCGAGAGCGCCGCTTCCATCCGCGTCATAAGATCGGGCAGCTCCTCAAACGACAAATCTGCGTACCAGTCAGACAATTCAACACCGAGTTGAAAAGGCGCGCCCTGATGGACCGGTCTACCTGTCAGCGCCCCAAGACCATTATTTCCGCAACACATTTACCGCCGCCTTCCCGAGGTCAGCGCGATCAACACCACGCCACCCGCGATTATTGCCCACCATGGGAACGCCGACTCCTGAACCGTATCGCCTGGCGTGATCTGTGAGACTGGTACACACCGCCCTTGAGTAATACTGAATTGCTGTCCCGCCGGACAAGGCGGAAGCTGACATTTTTTCGTTTTCGGATCGTACACAAACGGAGCAGGACAAGCACCCGCCGCGGTTGGTTTCGGTCTCGTCACTGGCCGCGCGGGGACCGCTCCTGCCGGTTGTCCTGGCCGCGTCGGAGCCGTAGGAGACGGAGCCGGGAAAGGCACACAAGCGTAGGGGTCATTGACAGGGTGATATTGGCCGCGAGGACAATAGCCCGGCAGTGGCGCTGTCGTCGGCTCTGTCGGACCATAGACCGGAAGATAATCCGCGGGATTGACGCTCGGTCCCCCGCCCCAAAATGAGCTACCAGAATCGAACGGAAATCGATCCCACCATGCGCCCCAGTCCATCCCCGCGCCATCTCCGCCAGTGTCAGACGGCAAAAAGCCGAGTCCTCGCGCCGGTCGTGTCAGTACGCCAGGAACCATCACGGGTTGTCGGATTGGTCGTCGAGTGGGCCAGGCCATGAGATTATCTCCGCATCAACGCAATAGCCGCGATAGCCGCGACTGGTATCCACACCGGGACCGCAGTCCCGCCGAGATCAAATGTCGTCGAGAGGATGCCGCCGCCGCTGGCCGCGCTGGTTGCTGGCTGCGTCGAGATAGCAGGATAGACATTGAAGGTCGTCATGGCCGTGTAGATCTGGCCTTGTTCATCCTTGATCAAGATTTCCTTGATCCATGCTCCCTGCTGGTCCTCTGCCCAAGGCGCGCCCATCTCAATAGACGCGGTTCCATTGGCTTCCGTTTTATGGCCGTAACTGGCGTTTAGCTCACCGGTCGCTACGCCGTCTTTGTAGCTACTCCAAAATATTTCCGCGTTTGGTGGAGCGCCGATAATCAAATATCTGCCCTTCTGCCCAACGCGCTGCACCGGTGAATCAATCCGGAGTGTAATAGGTATAGCGCCGCCTAAGCCTCTCAAACGCCAAGCCATATTAACGACCCTTCTTTCCGATCAGGAACGCACCAACAACGATCCCGATCAAAGCCGCTGTCCACCAATTGATTGTAAATCCGCCCGCATTGACCGCGCCTGGCGACAGCGCCGGACCGCCTGGAGTGTTCACGATAGTTCCGCCAGGAACACCAACACCCCAACCACCGGAGCGAAATCGAGGATCATCGGGCGAAATATAAGCGCCCTGACCAACGCGCGCGCCAACGACATCAATTCCGCGATTGATGGTCTGACCCCACCAGGGCATGTCATACGAAGAAAACAAAGCGTTCGGATCTACCATATCAGAATATCCTATACGTCCATTCAGAGTGCGCGGGGTTACGCCAATTCACGCCCGCGAGATGCAAGCCTTGTTGGCCATCGGCTGTCGGATCGAGGGCCACCCATTCACCATTTACCAGCGCCTCACAATAGACATGATCAAATTCAGAGCCGTTGAACTGCGCCACAAATCGAGGATGATGGCCAATGGCCGCGAGTAGCGCCGCGAGAAGAGTACATTTGTCGTCACAGTCACCCGATTGCAATTCGAGCGTGGTCATCGGATCTTGAACACGTTCGGTCTCGACCGGATCGAGCCGATAAGCGATCTGATCCCGACAATAGGCCAAAAGCGCGGCCAGCTCTGCATGATGGTGATGGCCGAGGATGCCAGAACAAATTGAGAGAGCAGCGCGCCGAATGCGCTCATCAAGATAGCCCGCATAATCCGGAGCAATCTCACCGCGTACCGCTGCCGCCATTGTGGCCAGTGTTCGCCGCGTCCCTTCTGCGCCGTCTGCAAGCCGCTCTCTCTGAATTGAAACTTGCCTGTTAAACACACCATTTGCCCTAACAAATGCGAACAATTCCGCAAGAGCAGACTCAACCCGTAAGACGTATTTTGTCAATGGCGTTTTTTTCGGAAGCGTGGCAACATCAATAGCGCGCGAATGGCGCGAACAATGGCAAAACAATGTAATCACATGGTGAAAAAATGACACGAAAAAAAACTGTATTACCTGACGCCGAAAGCACTTCCCTGCCCTCTGAACCTGTCGCCGTGCAAACTCACGTCGTAACAACTCGATACAAAAAAGAAATTCCAGTGAGCGAGGTGGAACAATCGCCGGATGAGGATTCAGGGCTGATCGAGCCTGAAATCTATGTCGAGGATTACGAGGGACCAGAGATCGAACCGCCCGCCCGCTTTGCTCCAACCATCGAGCCGCCGCCGAATGCAAATGATTCTATCGCTCAAATGCTGGCCGATCTGCAAATCGAGAAGCGCGCGCACTCCTGGACGATGGTTGTTGAACGTCTCCCAAATTACGATCGAGATGGGCGCGGGGATGTCGGAGCCAAACGAGTAAACTGTGGAACGCGCGCAATGTCCGAAGATTTCATCGAGGAGATTCGCCGCGAGTTTGCCAGGCCCAGCAAGCCAAATCATTTCCGAGTGACGATCAAACGAGACGGAAAGATTTTCGCTCACTGGCCAGACGTGATCAGTCTCGAACCACCAGCGCCGGAAGAGTTGCCAGCGCTCGATGCGCAATTTGCGCCCGCGCCGCCAGTCTCCGCGCTTCCCGCTTCCGCTCCTCCGCCAGGGTTGACGGATCTGGTAAAACAGCTCAAACAGCTCAAAGAGATTCAGTCCCTTCTCTCTCCGGAACCGATTGCCAATCCTGCCGCCGGATCGCTGACCGAAGAGGCGGCGCTGTTGCGCCTATTGTCGTCGAGTGATGAGGTCATCTCGAAGGTAACAGATAGGATTTCAAAGAAACTCTTTCGTGACGATCATGCTACCGATGGCGCGGAATGGATGCCGCTTGTCAAGTCGTTTGTTGATAACGGACCCGCCATTGTGGCCCAAATATTTCAAGGCCTTCAACAATTGCGCTCCGCGCCGGTTGCTGTAGAATCGCCAGGACAAGCGCCAATGGTCGCCAATCCCGCGCCGCTCCCGCCGCCGGTCTCGCCTCAACAACCTACGCCACCGGTCGAGAATGGCCCCGCGCCAGAGTTGGTGCTACTCGGGAATGTGATCAGATATCTCGAAATCAATGCACCGGTAGAGGCCGCTGCCACGTTTGTTGATGCATATACAGAGCAAAACCCAGCTTTGAATCCACTGGTTGAATCGTTCCTTGCAATGTCGCCGGACGATTGCCGCGCATTTATGAAAACCTTCTTCCCGAATGCCGCGCCAATCCTGGACCGTGAGACGGCAAGCGATTGGATCTCACGCTTGCAAAAGATTCTCTCCGTCGAGGAGGTAGATAAATGAGATTCGTTCATCTGATCAATACGCTGCGAGAAATCGCAGAGAAGGCCGACCGTGAGCGCTTGCTGGTTTGGTATCCGCAATTTTGCCAAGAATACCCGGAAGCCGCCGCGGTGATTGACGAGTGCCTAGCGTTACCGCCTGAACGAGTACGCGGGAAACTCGAAGAAAAATTTCCTCTGCTGATTTCACTGGCGCTCCTGGCAAACCCTGAATGGTCTAGCTCTTTTGACCGCGCGCTGATCTATCTCCATCACGTTTTGACTGAAAGGAAAAAGCTCAATGCCTGAATTGAAACCAAGTGAAAATCTAACGCCTCTGGCAATGTTTGGAATGATAATTCTGGGAAATACGGCCATCAATGTTGCTCATATTTGCTCAGTCATCGAGAACACGCCGCAAGATGAGCCGTCATCATTTTGGTTTGAAATTGAGTTGGTTAATGGTCATGTAATCGATCTACGAGAACAATTTGCCATTGGGTTTCGCGATCAGTTGCAAACTATGCTACGCCATGCTCAATTCGCCGCACCCGCTGGAGGATCGTTGATCAAACATTGATTTTCTTTTAAACTGCTGATATTGTCTCTTCCGGCTTAAACGTGGATCGCCTGGCTTTGTGCCAACCGGCGATTGAACCGCGTTTGAGCCGTTTTTTTTTGGCCGCTTCCCTTCCCGCCTGGAGAAAAATACACCATGAAGAAACCTGTAATGTCTGGCTGGGAAAAATGGCTCTTGATGTCCGTCATCATTTTGGGTCTGAGCGCCATTGTCGTCTATTTCAATCTTCGCGTTTTCGGCCTGATCGATGGCGCGCCTTATGTCGCTGTTGTGTCGTTGATGGCTTTGACATCATTGCTTATCACCCGACACGTCAAACGATACCCCGTCACTACGTCATTCGTTGTGGCTGCGTTCATTTATGAGATCCTGTTGACTGCGACGCTTGCCACAAATGCCGCTTATTCTCTCTCCGTAATGCGTGAAATGTCCGTAGCGGGCCAGGGCGAAGCCGCCTTATCCGCCAACCTGGAAACCGCAACAAAGTTCAAATCTGACCGCGCCCAGCGTGAAGCGCTTGCGTTGGTCTCCCATCAAGCGCCGACTGCGTCGAGATCCGCGATATTTGCGGAAAAAGAGCAAACCCTATTTCGACTTATGCTTCTCGAATTGTCTTTCGTTGGAGTGGCGATTTTCTCTCTGATCGGTCTCTCAATTTTCGGAGATCGGGACGGCAACGGCATCCCCGATTTTCTGGAATCCACCAAACCGGAGCGCCCTGAGCCCACTTCCCTGCCCTTGTCCAACGTCGGAGCTCTGGCCATGCGACACACCGCGCGCCGGTCCCCTGCTCCGCTGGTGGAGGGTCCGGAGCGCCCTCAGTAGCGCCGCCGGTACGAGTACAGACGCCCGCCACGTCTGGACCGTCGGCGCTTCCAGTATCGCCGCCAGTCAACCCGCTACCGGAACGTCAAAAGAACGTTCTGACGGAAGGTTCCGGTAGCGGGGTGGAATTGCCAGAGATCGAGCAAATAGCATGGGAACGCAACGCCCGCGGAGGTTTTGAGGCCTGGTGGAATCCGGGAGGATCAACAACACCGCGCCGGGATCGGATTTATCTGGGGTATCTTGGCAAGCGCTCATTGCACCTACCGCCGGACGAAATCCGGGAATGGGTAGCAGGGAAGAGAAACGCCAAAAATTTGTAAAATTAAGGGGACCGGATTCCGGTCCCTTTTTTCTTGACTTCTGACTTTTAGAGAGTATTATCGAGAAAATTTAGAAAGGGGGCCAAATGGCCAAGAAGAAAATCTACATAGCGATTACTTTAGCGGGCGAATTGGCAGAGATGTTTGAGCGCCTTAAACACGTTCGAGAGCTGAGCAACAATTCAGAGTTTACAAGATCGCTTTTACTTTACGCGCTCAAGGCGCAACTCCGGAAGGAGAAGGGGAAGCAATGAAGAGACCAGCATGGGCAATGCGAGGATGTTCATTTCCCGGTTGTCAATCACTGGCAAAAGCAGAATGCCAGGCATATGACAACGCGTTGCACCGCCCATGCCGGTTGCCGCTTTGCGATTGGCATACGGGCCAGCGTGGAGGTTTTACATTTTGTCATCTGCACCGAACGGGGGCTGGAGTAGTCGCCAGTCCTGAACCACAACCAATTCAGGCCGGGTTATTTGACCCGCCTGAATATTGAAGGGAAGGGAAGCCTAAGAAAAACTTGCTCTGACAAAACACGTTTAAGCCACCGGGGGCCGCTGGTCCCCGGTTCATCATCGAAAGGGAATATGAATTTACTTCAAGTGTTGGATAGACCAATAGCGTTTCATCGGATCTTTGCCGAATTGACGGGATCTGTTTCTGCCGGATTGATGCTGTCCCAGGCTGTTTACTGGTCCGGAACAAACAAAGCCGGAGAGCGCCGAACGGCGAATTCTGATGGCTGGTTCTACAAGTCACAACAGGAGTGGTACGAAGAGACCATGCTGACCCGGAAAGAGCAGGAAACCGCTCGAAAACATTTGCGGGATCTTGGAAACGCTGATATTTGGGTTGAGGAGATGAAAGGCATGCCGCGCCGTCTCTTCTATCGGTTGGATCTCGACAAGCTTCAGCTGCTCATTTTGGACATGCAAGCTGCGCAAAAGGGACATGCAAGCATGTCCGAAAGGGACATGCAAGCTGCGCAAAAGGGACATGCAAGCATGTCCGAAAGGGACATGCAAGCTGCGCAAAAAGGGCATGCTATTAATGAACAGAGATTACACAGAGATTACACAGAGACTACTACACCTTTTTTCGACAATCGCGCTCCGCGCGAGTCGAAGAAAAAAAGGGGGGGTAAATTCTCTTTTGATTATTCTTTTGAATCCCTCTCCGGATTGTTTACGGAACATGAGCATGCGTGGTTGGTTGCCAATTGTCCCAGAATCGAGACCGAAGCCGCAAGCCGTGCTTTTCTGGCATATCACAATGAGAAACAGACAGGGTTTCGCTCTGCGCGCGCCGTATTGGCCGCCTGGCGTGGTTGGATGGTCCGGGCAGAGGGTAGGGCAGGGGCCGCGCCCAAAAATTCAATAACGGGCCGGTCTGGCTTAAATGCGGCCGACCTGGAGAGCCTTAGACTTGCCGGAATTATCGACTGACGAAAGGACAACATGGAATATTCACACCATCAAAAAATTTGCATTGCTCAGGCCGTAAGAATCGCGCGCCTTCGCGGGTTTGCCGTCGATGGCAATGACCAGAAATATATAAACATGGGGTTAACCTGGTCCGCCGAATTGCGTTCAATTCCTGAATCGGAATTGAATAGGTCGATTGATGAAGCATGGCGGTGGTCTGATCATTCGTCCCCGCTTACAACGATTCAGATTGAAGACGCCTGGAAGGGGATGCAAAAAACGCGCGCTCCTGAGTCTGTGCAAATAATCGCTCGCATGATGAATTGCGCTCATGATTACCAGTGGTATCCAGAGCCGGGACCGTTGTTCGAGGGGTTTCACGAGTGTATTCGATGCGGACATGCGCGCCCCGTGTGGACTGCTGACGGCAACACGCCCGGAGCGCGATACCTGGCCGCGGGAGGGGTCACGATATGAAGCGCCCGCGCCAGTACAATCCACGACCGCCGAAACCTCAACGTAAATATTCCGATGCAACTTTCGAAGAGCAAGCGGAATACCACGCTTATAAGACGCGCTTGAAAAAATTCAATCCACTGTTAGAGGCGCAAGAGTTTCGATTTTGGATAGAGGAGTTTCACGCCGTTCGAGCTGTGGAGAGCAATGAAGCGCCCTTCGATCCTAGTGACGAGTTTCACGGCGCTCGAAATTATGACCTGTCTACTCTGCCCGATTCACAACCTGTCAGAGACAAAAAGGAGAAAGCATGAGTGATCTGATCAATCGAGCCGAACAAATGCGAGACCTGGCCGCCGTCCGGAAAATGGCGGAGTTGGCCTATTATGCATATCAAGTGCAAACGCTGGCTTGGAAGGAAAAATATGACCTGCTGGTGACTCCTTCTCGTGTTTTTACGGAAAGAGATCCTGACGTTGATCAAGCAATAATCAAGCGCCAAGAATCAAGAGATTTAGAATTTCGCGCGCTCGATTTTATTGCGGAACTAAACGACAAATATGATCTCCTCCTTCGTCAGACCATCGAGGAGTTGACAGCCAATCCTGACGCACTAGGTGAAGTGCTGACTATGCTACAGCTCAAGGCGCTGCCATTGCCGATCGAAGATCTGATTAAAGGTGGAAAGGCCTTCTAGTTTTTAGAAAGATTTTTCTTGACTCATGGTGTACGTTGATTTATGGTTCACATATGAACACGACCTGGAACAATGAGCTGGAATTTCTTCGCGTGTTGATCGCGGACGCAACTCGTTTTGGTCAGACATCACTGGAATGTCCTACTGTTGTAGACGTGTCAGATCAAGTATGGCGGTTGCTTGGCGAGAAAACGCACGAACATCAACGCACGTACATCTTGATTTATCTGGCCGCTGCTGAAGTGGCTTGGAATTCAACTCCCTAACATTGAGACATTATGCCAAGTAAATACACCGAACAATATTTAAATGAAAATGCGCGCCGCGGAGGTGACGGGCATGGAATCACACCACAGACTTTTCTTGCAAAAACTCTAAAAGGTGAAGCAAAGCGATGGAGTTCTAAATATCGTCGCGTCCTAGAAGCAGATCTTGTGTCACGGGAAGATGTGATTAGAGGTCAATCCAAGTTTGGCGCAACTGCATATTACAGAAAGGATGTTGAGTAATGGATTATCTATTTGCACTCATCATGTGTGGTTTTGTTGGTTGGCTCTGGTTTGGTGGGCCGCGAAAAGCGCGCCGCGATGATTCGCCTGACGTAAAAAGAGCGCTGGCCAGGCAAGAATTTTACAAAGCAATGATGGCCATAATTGCATTGCTTATTACGCTTGCATGGTTCGGAATGGATAACACAATCAAAAATTTCCGTTATGTAGCAGAACAAACCCAAAAGGGAATTGAGGCGGACCACGCCGCCGAAAGGACTCAAAATGACAGATAGAAAATACACCTGTAACCGCGTCGCCTTACTGGCGCTGCTGCTGCTGACCTGCCTGGCGTGGTCTGTGTCAGCTCAGGACCGCGCTTGCTTTTATGCGCCTGCCGCGGTTGAGCGGTTGCCCGCTGACCTCGCGCCGGTTGCGATCTGGGTAAATCCCGCCGGAACGCCGCGCCTTGTTGACGCGCGCTCATATATCACCCGCATGCGGGCAATTGATCAAAGCGAGGCCGCCGCCGCCGCGGTCCAATACTCTATCATTCGCCATGGTATCGATGCGCGCTCTCTGCCAATACGGGAATATTTGCCAGATGCGCCGCCGTTGTCGCTGTACTCGGTAGGCTGGCGCTATCTGTGGTCCGGACATTTGCCGGAACGGAGTGAAATGGCGTGGTTGTTGCGCCGTCTGATCGAGACCGCGCCGTGTAGGGAAGGGGGGCGATAATGACAGAACAGGAAATTCAAGAAGCGCGCCACGCTTGCGATCAAGCTACAATTCCAGTTGTTGGCCTTGCAATGCTGGTAGGTTATTACGTGCTATTTAACTCGTCTGATCCGTTAGCGCCGCTCATCGGGTTAGTGGGTGGAATATGGGGGTTATATCTCCTGCTGCAGTTTCGCTATTCCTGGACTTTGCTGATTTCCGCATTGGTCATGATTTTCGGTGGCGCTTCACTAATATTTTCGTGACGTCACGAAAATGATCGAGAGGAGAGCGAGCATGGAAGAGATGTTGTTGATTGGAGTTATTGCGCTTGGTGTCGTTTGGTGGTTGTTCGCTGACACCGTTTGTTGAGGCTGAAGCGGTTGCCAGGCTGGCGACAATAAGCTATATTAAGTTTGTTGGAAGCGTTGAAAGAGCCGCAAAACCTACCAGTTGCAAACGGCTATTTCAGTTCAGGGCGTGTTCAGGGTTTGGTAGACTTTGACGAACACGCCCTGTTTTCTTTTGTGGGATGCCCGGCGCTTTCGAGCTTTGGGGGGTACGTTTGATTTTTCTGATAGAGGAGGGGCCAACCTATGGCCAAACGCCAAAAATTCAACGCTGGCCAATCTGGCGCGAAATCCGTAATTCCGCCGGTCGCCGTTCAACGAACCGCCGCCCGCGCGCTGGAGTGGAGACGGGAAACAGGGAAGGGGGGAACCGCTATTGGTATCGCCCGCGCGCGGGATCTGGCGAACGGCCGAGCGCTGTCACCTCGGACTATTGCCCGGATGCGCTCATATTTCGCCCGTCATGCTGTGGATCTTATCGCGGAAGGAAGTCGACCCGGAGAGCGGGGGTTTCCTTCTCCGGGTCGTGTGGCATGGGATTTATGGGGAGGGGATGCGGGGTATCGATGGCTGTCAAAGTTGGCGCGCTGATTATTCGCGCGCCTTCCACGTTTTGAGTAGTTCGGCAAATGCCGCCTCATTCGCCTTTGTCTGGCCGTCCGCCTGTTCGAGCAGCGCCGCGGCATCGAGACCGCGCCGCTTTAGTTCTCGCTGAAGTTCGACCAGCGCCCGGAGCAGCACAACTGTGATCAAGTCGAGTGCCTGTCCTGTCATTTGCCACCACCTTTCACCAGCTTTGCCGTTCTGATGGTTTCATCGAGCAGCGCAAGGATCGTTTCAACCTGGCGCAAATTGCGCGCAATCTCCGCCCGCTGGCCGTCGCTGAGTTTGGTAAATTCTGGATCTGAGAGACGCGACGTGACAACCTGACGCGCGCTGCTGACAATCGCCAGTAATCGCGCCTGGCCGTCACCCGTCAATCTGAGAGATCCATCCGGAGTGAGATATCCGCGGGCCGTCGAGATCAGATCTCCATTGAGCCGGTTGACCTGCTGCAAGTCCTCGACGATCCGCGCGCCTGTCTCTTTGCTGATGGTCCCCGTCTCAACCTGAGAGGAGACCAGCGCGCCCGCCGTATCGAGATAGCCCGCAACACGATCGACATTCACGGCAAACTGTTTTGACTGGTCGCATGATCCGCTGACCAACAACAGAGCGATCATTACGAATTTACTAGCCATTGTTGGAGGTCTCCGGAAGGGGCGATTTTTTCAGGTATGCAATCACGCCAATTAGCGCGCCCGCGCCCGCCACGCTGGCCAGTTTGCCGAGACCGGTCGAGAAGTTGAATTCGACAGGATCGACTAGAATGACTGAAAGGGAATTGACCGCGCCGCCAATGAGCGCCGCCAGCAAGCCATGTAACCAAATATTCATTTGTGGTCCTCGTGTTGAAGTAGGGTTTTCACATCCGCCTTGATCTCATCGAGCGTGTCAGATAACGACTCAAGGCGCTTTTCAAAATCCGCGTTTCTGTGAGCGCTGGTGTCTGTCACATGACCGCCCACGGTTGCTTCGAGAATCGACAAACGCCGGGAATGGTTTTTTGAGTGAAACACCAACCGCGCATAACCGATAATATTGCCGACGATAATTCCCGCCGCCGTGAGCGCCTCGCCCACGTGATCAGATAGCCAATTCTCCATGCGAGTTTCCATGTCAATCCCAGGCTAACGCCAGGAAGAGCAAGCCGCCAATAATCAGCACGGGGAGAATCTTCGAGCCGGTAGAGTCCTCTGACGCGATTGCCGGGGGTGGAGCGGAAACCGGAGCAGTAGCAGCCGGAGCAGAATCGCCGCGCGCCTGGCGTTCGAATTCCTGCATCTCCGCCAGAGTATAAATGCCATCACGCGCGAAAAGATCCGCCTCGGCCGCTCGCCTGTTTATCAATCCCTGAGAGCGCTGGCCGCCGGACGTAATCGGATGTTCACGCAATCGCCGCGCCGCGCCTGCGTAGTCCCCGGAATTTAGCAACGCCAGGTGAGACGAGTTTCGAAAATTCCCCGCGCCCCAATTGAAAACGAGCGAAGTCAGCGCATCAAACTGAGAGGAGGTCAATGGAACCTGCACAAGCTGGTTTACTACACTGGCTGCCCACGCGGCATCTTTCGCCAGAAGCGCCGCCGCCTCTGGCTCTGACATTTCGGTAAATTTTTCGCCGGGAAGAATGACATGGCCATAACCAATAGTCATATTGCCATCGCCGTCATTATATGGTTTGCCGCGATAGCGTTCCCAGCGTTTTAGAAAATTTAGTCCGCCTTCGCTTAATGCCTGCATGACTATACCTCTGGCGCATTTGTGACGGCTGACACCATGTCAATTACGTCCTGAGTCACCACAGTAAACCGCGTAGCTTCCACGCGCGCTTTTAGTGTCGACCATTCTTGTGAATCTAGCTCAATCTGATCATCGGCGCGCTTTAGCTTATTCGCCACGCTGACAAGCGAGGCTAGTTCGTTAACTGTTGCCCCGTCTGGCACAAATTCAAGGAATGCAATAAACTGCGTCTTATAGTCCAACACTTGCACTCCCGTTGACGTAACCATGTCTACACGTTTCAGCTTAATTGATTTCACTGGTAATCACCTTGCTTTCTATATCGGTCGTTCTAGCGTGTAACTCTTTAATGGCGTTTACACACGCATAAATTAAATCAGAGGCATTCAACGTGAAAATATTTGTTGTCTCTGTGTCACTTGGGTTTAACAGCGCCGGAATTTCCTGAATCAATTCCGGCATAATTGATAGGACATCCTGCGCAATTAGTGAAACATCTGTTCGGCCTGTCACCGTGCCTGCCAAGCCGTTATACTCAAACCTTTTCGGCGCTAACTGTAACAGTGTATCTAGTCCGCGTTCGTAATCGCGAATATTTGTTTTCACTCGCTGATCAGAAATCACCGTCCAGGTAGCAGATCCGGCATAATTTGTAAGACCCGCTGACACGTACACGCCCGCGGTAAATGAGCTGCCAAGCACCGTCCCAACAAAAATGCCATATGCGTTTGTACTTGCAACGTAGTTCACGTTTAACCCGTAACCGTTTGTAATAGTTCCGGACCCGCGATTTACAAAAGCGCGGAAACCATTTGCTTCTGGTGTTGTTCCCGTTGTGAGAATTTCTACTTGTCCTTGAATCCCGCTCATTCGGTTTGTTACCGATCCCGCGCCCAAGTACGCATAGCAGATCAGAGAGACAATTTCCGACACGCTTCCCGAACCATTATGGCGCGCGAAATTGGCTAACCCCTGCAACACGCCACCATTAAACGCGCTGTTATGAATGCAAGCATTTGCGCCGCCTGCGTACACTGCACCGGGGTTAGTGGCCGCCGTGTTGACTACCGTCAATTGTGTGCTTGCTGCAAAGGTTGTGCCAGTTGTGTTAGTGGTATTTCTGTTGGCGTTATATGCCAACATTTCCACACCGTTCACACTGCCAGCAATCTCAAGCGCCGCCGTCACGCCTGTTGTTGTCCCAAGGTTTAGCGCGCCTCCGTTCGCGCCAGAAAGAACGCGAATTCGACCGGTAGCCAATCGAGCTAACTGAACATCCGGAGCAACGGTGGGACTAGATGTCCACCCAAGTTCATACGCTTGGTTTAAAAGAAAATTGCCGTTGGCCGCGTGTCCCCAGGCAACATTAGTCCCGCCCGCGAATAATGTAAGATGGCTGCCTGACGAATCTACGCCAATCCCGCTACCGGTAGCAATGCCGCCAACCACAAACCCCGGACTGCCTGCGCTTTGTCCAGGCACTACAAATCGATAATTGCCGGTTGCTGGCGTCGCCGCTATACCTGCGAGAAGCGTCCCGCTCGCGTTCTCATAACGGAAAGGGAAGTTATTTGTCAGACTCGACAACACTCCCTGTTGCAGGGTGAGCAGCGCCGCCGCATTGTCTCCGCCCTGACGCACCAAAATGATTTCCGCGGTTTGCGCCGCGTTGCCCGTCACTCGAAGCGCCGTCACCGCCGCGCCGGTAGTGACAAGATCCACCGTCGGAGATATGGCCGCGTTGAAAACAAAACTGTTCGAGCCGCCGAACGTCCCGCCACCCGCGTTATACTGAATGTTGGTGCTGACTCCGCCAGGAGAAGCGCCGCCACTGGCCGTCAATTGGCCCGCTGCCAACGTGAGACCCGCGCCGATGCTGATCTCCTCGACCGCTCCCGTGCCCGCGGTAGTCCGTCCGAGTATTCTGGCTGTCGATTGTGTGAGGCCGCTCGATGTGATCAGACCGGACAGCGCCACACCCGTCACCGCCAGAGATCCCGCCGCCAGGCTGAGATTCGCGCCGACTGTGATCTCCTCGACCGCTCCCGTGCCCGCGGTAGTCCGTCCGAGTATTCTGGCCGTCGATTGTGTGAGGCCGCTCGATGTGATCAGACCCGCGGTAACAACATTGGTCCACGCTCCACCATTCTCAGAGACCTTGAAATCTGTCCCATCAAAATAGATTCCGCCCTGACTCGCCCCCGATACGGCTGGCGCGCTTCCTGGCGCTTGAAATCGGATTGCTCTATCAGTGATGTTTTTAGTCACCACTGCAAACAGATCGTTCAGCGTCGATTTAACATTCTGGCTGGCCGGGACCGCTGACAGATCCACCAGAGGAACAAGATCTGTTGGAATCTGCCCGCCCGCCAAATCTGGCATGGCTGTAATTTTTTCGCTGGCCATTTTTAGCAGTCCTCAAGCAATATCACGTCATTAATCGACGCGGCATCTTCTAACAAAATATAATCAGGAGACCCGGTTTCCAGCAAAATACCGCACGTAGGACCAAGCGCCCCAACTCCGCCGGGCCGAATTGGCCAGGCTTCGTCATTATCCGTGTGTCTCAACTCCCAGGCCGTTGGCATGGCTAAAATCCTGTGGTGAGCGCCTGAGTCTCCTGCAACGAATCGACCACGCGTGCCGGGACAAAATACCCATAAGCGATCGTCCGGACAATCCATGTCCCAGTTGCCGGTATTGGCGTTGTCGGAGTGAAGATCAGCCGCGCATAGCGCTCTGATGGAAAAATCAGCAGTACATCAGTATCAAGATAGGCTGTTGCCCAATCTTGACCAGCAGCCGTTAAACTTGGACTATCCGCAATATTCCACACTGACGCATGAGGTGGGAACGTGCGATAGAAACAATAATCGGGCATGGTCTCGTCAGCATTGGTGTAATAGACCTGAGTGCGCAACACCACCAAGCTCGAATTGGTTGGAACACGGGTCGCCGCCGCCACAAACGATCCGTAATCGGCCGTCAGATCATAATCGATGCCGAACATGTGCGGGGTAATCTCATGATATTTGACCCCACTCATCTCCGCGAGTAGGCGCATGTGTCTAAGCTGCAACATTGATTGCACCTCCCCGCAAGTCTCTGACACCAACGAGAGTTAGAGTGTCTGCTGGATTCCCCGCCGGAATTATGTAGCCTGTTGGGACCGTTAACGCGATTTGAATCCGCTTGCCAGGTGAAATTACATAGGGAGCGGGCAACATCCGGACAGGTGAAACAGATCCGGTATCAATACCCGCCACCGCCTCAATAGGCGTACTGTAGAAGGGCGACCAGATATCCGGAGTCCGCGATTCACACAGCTGAACGGTGAATCTGGGCAGCGCGCCAGTGTACGAAATCACAATGTGAAAGCCCAGCAAATTTACAGCCTCGTCCACCGGGGTCGAATACCATAGCGAACGCCCTGAAATGGCTCTACGCACGGCGCTAGTGCCGAGCGGAATAGATTCAAACCACGGAATGAGAGACGCAATCATAATTCACCTAAACAAACAGTTTCAGGCCGACCCACGTAATTGACGCTGAAGCACCTGCCAGGCCGGTCGCGCTGTTCGTGAAATCCATCTGGAGTTTTCCCTGACGGCTCAGGAAGTAGGGACATACCAGAGACAGTATCGGCATCACTTGCGTGGACGCGCCTGCAATGGCTGTTACTGGCGTTCCGCTGGTCGTCGAGCCTGTTGCCGCCTGTAGCACATTCCAGCCGTAACCGTTACCAGTGTCAGTAATCCTGAGATTTACCTGACTGTTACTGAAATTAGCATGCGCGCCGAACAGGAGCGCATCACTGTCGACCTGTGGCGTGAAACAGGTGACACGCTCTGACGCCGTAGAACCATCGAAGCCGATCAGCGAAGTCAAATAGAGTGGTTGCCAGGTTTTATACTTGCTGAGAATCGCCTTGACGTGATCCGCAAAATATCCCGAAAAAAGACCGTACATTGGATCGCCCTTTCATAATTGCCAGGCGTTGCACCTGGCCGGGGGTTTTGTCCAGTGAGAGGAAATTGACCGCGCACAATGCGCACCCCTAACCCGTCGAGCAGACTCACAAGGAGTCTACTAGCCCGTGACGCCCTTCGCGCCGAGACCCTCAAGAATCACCTGGATACGGAAATTCCGCGTCGGAGTAAAGGTATTGAGAGCCTGAAGCGTCACATTGAACTGATAGAGAGATTCAATGTGTCTGAAGATGGGC